TCGGCATCCATACCTGCTCGGCCATCGTCTGCTGCGCGTCAGTGAACTTCCACAGCGCGGGCAACTGCTGAGCCGTCGCACTGGCGAGATTGGCGTTCTGTCCGTCGCTGAGCATATACTCCGGTAAGCCCATGCCGACGGCGGTCATGAGCTTCATTTGCCGCCCGTCCTCAGACACGTCCGCCGCGCCCACGCTGTTACTGAGCGGTTGCCACACCTCGCGATCGCTGTGCACGATGATGCTGCCCGGCGTCGGCGGCTTGGTGTAGCGTGATACGGCGCTGGCGACGTTGTTGGGCGTGGCCCCGCTGATCGTCACGTCCCAGAGCAGCGCCCCGCGCCACATGTTCTGACGTGCCCGGTTTTCCATCCACTCTTTGTATGCCCGCAGCCAGGGCAGCACCACGAACAGATCGGGCCGCCCGCGCAACTCGTAGCTGTGCCGGTTGACCGCAACGTGCAGCACCTCCGCCGCGTCGATCCACTCGTCTACAATTTGCCCGCCCACGCTGGTCGTGCTCTGCGTGCCCGTCGTGTACTGCAAGTGGTAGCGCAGCACGCGCCGGAAGAAGCCGGGATCAGTTTCAATCTCCACAATGTGCCAGGGCGGGAGCGGCACAATTACACCGCCGCCGTTCTCGCCTGCCACCTTGCGGATGAATATCTCGCCGTCTACCTGGAGGTCTTGGAGTAGTGTCTTGTCCATTTCCTCAATAGCATTTTCAGGATTGGCCCGGAACTCATCAATGACCGCCTGCACGTCCTGATTGCGACAGGTCACGACGTGCCCGCGCCCTACGGCGAACTGGCGCGTAATCTGGACGGCTTGCTTGGCGAGCGGATTGCGCTGGTAGGCCGCGTGGCAGTTGGTCAGCACCGCCTTGCGCGTCTCGAATGACCACTCTTCCAACGGGTCTTCGGTTGGCATGGTGATCGGGCCGTCATACGCCTGGCTGCGGTACGGCGAGTCGAACTGGAAGCGCATCGTCTGGCGCTGCGTGGATTCCAGGAACGTGCCCACCGCCTTCGCCCCATGCGCCTTGACCCAGAACGGCAGTAGCGCGGGCTGGCTGTAATCCACGCCGTCATGAATGACGTACTCCGGCGCGGGGATCGCCGCCCCTGTTGCCGTCAGCGGCGTGCGCCATTTGCGCCACTGTGCCCGTATCCGGGCGCGCCAGACTGCCAGCCGCGTTCTCATCGTCACGCCTTCATGCTCAGCGAAAACACCTGCGAGCCCGTCGCCGGTACGCCGCTCCCGCTGCCATTGGTTAGCACCAAGCGCGCGCTGCCCGCCACGCCAAACCACGCCGGAGGCATGTCATGCATCACCCCGCCCGTTGGGAAAAGAATGCACCAGTTGGCATAGCCGCTCTCGTACGACAGGCCGGAGCGCCACACACCCCAGATGTCCTGGGCATGAATGCTGATATGCGTGCCCGCCGCCGCCGGGATAGTGCCTGACGGCGTGATCGTTCCCAGGGCGAACAGGCCGAATGGGTATTCAAACGTCGTGCTGGTGGGCGATCCGCTGGGAATGGACGCTGTAAACTCCACCGCCATGCGGGTATTGCCGCCATAATTGCTTTTACTCTGCGTCATTGTTACCCCTTCCGCGCCGTCTCATCGCGGCGTCCTCTGCCTTCACGATCTCCGGCCTGGGGTCATAGCCCCGGTCGTAATCACATCCGTCGTCGATCATGCGCTCCGGCCCACGCACCATGTAGGCGGGCGCTTGCGGGTCGAGCGTCTTCTCGATGCGCTCAATCAGCGCCCGTCGCGCCCTAGAAATCACCGGCCCCAATCGTGTATTCGTCTGCATACTGCACCTGCGATGCGTCTAGCGCGAGACCAAACATTGAATCGGCACCCATCACGGCATAACGTAGCGCATCCATACAGTGATCATTGGCCTTCACTGGCTGATCCTTGATGCCGAGCTTGTTCTCAGCCCACTGATAGCTCTCGAACTCTGATACGGTGTACACGCAAGACGGACTCAGCATAAGCCTGGCTCGCCCATCCCCTTGCACCACAAGACGGTTCTTGACCGCTTGCAACCCAGTCAAAACCGCATTGTTGGCCTCTTCTGCCGGGAGGCTGGCCTCTCGAAACTGGGCGATGAAATCGGGTTCAGACGGGTCGCAAAAGAACACGTTAATGCCCCATGTCCGCCATGCCTGCTTGGCAACCTCAACCCACTCTTCAACCCGCCGCTGTCGCCGGTAATGTTCGGCCACCTGCCACATGCGCCCGTCGCCATCCACGCCGAATACCAGAATGACGCCGGGATTGGCAAAACCCCAGTCTACGCCCGCCACCATGTCGGTGAAATGCTCCGGCATAGTGCTCGTGATATGAAACTCGTGCCGGAACTCCGGGTAAATCAGCCCCTCAAAAGCGACGAACTCTCCATCCAATTCCTGGGCGGCGAAGTCGCCCGTGTACGTCTGTCGCCAGATGTCGAGTACCGCCGTGTCAAGGTAAACATTATCGGCGCTGCTTGCCCGATAGAGCGCCCGGCCTGGCTTTTCCGCCTGCACGAAGTGCTGCCAGACCCAGTTGCGGCCCTTCGGCGTCGTGGCAATCCAGGCATAACCCAGTTGCCCGAATTGACGGAGACGGCCCATCATGATTTCATAGACACGGTACTCGCATAGCGCCGCCTCATCACCAAACCACCACGAAATGGACGGCCCGCGCAATCTATCCGGCTCCGATGCCGTGCGAAACAGCACCTCACTTCCATTGCGCATTGTGGCCGTCATCTCATTGCGATTGAAGCGCGCCACCGCTGGCCCGGCCAAGTCCAGAAACGTGCGCAATGTCGCATCCCGCAGCATGGGATAGGTCGGCGCAGTGATGACGCCGATATTGGGTGCCTGTATCTGGGCACGCTTGCCGACGATGCCCTGCGAGGCGGATAGCGCACGGACACATCCCGCCCACGTCTTGCCGCTACCAATGCCCCCGACGAATGCCGCCTCTCGCGCCCGACTGCCCACAAAGCGCCCCTGCATCGGGTAGCGCGACAGGCTGATGGTCACGTCCTGCGGACTAGCCGTCGCCAGCGTCATCAATCACGCCCTCAATGCGGATGGTCACCGCCCCGCCGCCCGCTCCGCTAAGCTCGCTGCGCTGCGTCGGCAGGTCGTTGAACTCCGCGCGGCTCTCGTTGAGTACCTTCGCCGCCGCTGCTGCCAGCGCGTTAATCTCGGACGGGGCGAGTACGGCATCCTTGCCACTATACGCCTGCATCGTGCGCGCCAACTGCCCCACCAGCGCGCGCACGACGTTCTGCCGCTGCTCTCGCTGCTTCAGGCGGTCGGCCTCAAAGCGCACCCGCACCTGCTCCTCCAGGTAAGCGTCATAAGCGCGGGCGCGCGCCACCCACTCGTTCTTAGCGGCCCATGCGCGGAAGTACCCAGGCGTTATGGATTCCGTACCTTCTTTGTACTTTTTCCATGCCGCGTCAATCGACCGTTCCGCCGCCGGAAGCGCCCGGTATTTACAGAACGCCGCATACGCCTTCGCGCTCTCGTCCGCACGCTGCTCCCAGGCGTCGCCCTGCGTGTCCGGCGTCAGCTTCGACGGCGCGGCCATCAGGCGTTACTCCGCTTGCGGTACTGTTCGCTCATGATGCGCGGGATAGCAGTCGGCCAGTTTATCTGATGGTGCAGGCGCTTATGTATCGTTCCGATTTCCGCAATCTTCACACACGAGGGCGCATACATCACGGTATAGAATGACTTCACATAGGTTCCCTGACTCTGGTACAACTCCGTCATGCCGCCGCTGCTATGCTGCGTTGTTTCCTGATTGATCGCGGCGTTGAATATCGTCAGGAATAAGCCGCCGCGATGACCAAGCGCGACGTAGGTATTCACGTCCTCATTGACGCGCCCTACAAATGAAAACGGGCGATGCGTGCTGCAAAAAAAGGTATTCATCGCCTTACGTTTCAGCCAAAGCGTATGGCAGGTCGTAGTCCGAGCGCCGCCCAAAAAATCGCCCCCCTGCCCTAGCGCAATCGTCAAAGCGGGTATCGACTTGAAGTAATCCAGAACAATCGCGAATAGTCGGTCAAGGTTCCGCACCGCCAGCTTATGTACATAAACTAAGTCGGGCGTAAACTTGAATCGGAAGTCGGTATAGTCATCGTCAAGCTGCAAGAAGTAATCAAGCCCTAAGTCGCGCGCAATCTCAAAGCTCGCGTTCCTAGCATAGATAACCGCGCGCCGGTCGTGGAAGTTATCTGCCTCGTCAAACGTTCGTGCAATGGCTTCCTTATCGAAGACAATTACCTTGTCGCCAAAGCGCCGCCGGTACTCGTTAGCGGTCGCGTCCTCGTTATCGATGATGATATAAATCTCGCCCGTATACCCCTGCTTGCGGAGCGTATCGAACGTCTTGACCTTATGCGGCCTGCCGTACGTCAAAATGAACACGGCGAATTTGTCACTCCCCGTATTCATCGCGCACCATCTCCGCTATCCGTTCGGTCAATTGGACGTATCCCAACTCAATCGCGCGGTCGAAGTCGATGATCACGAGCGCGCTGTCTTCCATCAGGGTTTGCAAGCCCTCGTCTGCGTGCGCGTAGAAGTCGGCAATCTTGGCGAAGTTAAACACCGTGTGCCGCTGCGCCGCGATAACCAGGAACGCCCGTTCCTCATCGCTCAGCCCGTCCGCCGCCTGAATCGCCTCAACTAGCGCCCGCGTCTTGCTATCGTCGTAAAGCTCGGAGACTTCCGGCTTAACCTCAGACGGCTCATAGGTCGGCGCTTCAATCTTCCGGCTATACGTGCCGTCGTCATTTGTGCCGTCACTCACGCCCGTCTGCTCGGCAATCTCCGCCAGCAGCGCGCTCACGTCTTCCGCGTCGAACTCCGGCACGTCGCCCAACTCCGCCAGCAGCCCCGCCAGCATCTCGGCGTCCGTCTCCGCCATCGCGCCGATGGGGTCGAGCGTCGCCAGTACCAGGTGCTCCTCGTCTTCAGCCAGGTCAACGGTGATGTAGGGCACGGGCGTCTCGTCGCCCTGCTCCAGCGCCTGCCATAACCGCTCGTGGCCGTCTAGTAGGTGCCCGGTGCGTGCGTTCTCCAGCAC